CCGTTAGGTAAATGTGGGCTTTGCTGCCTGCCAAATCCAGCGCATTGTTTGCCGCCTGTATGGCTGTGCCGATACCTGTGCTTGGTATGTTTTGCCAGTAGTACCACCAGTGACGCACTAATTGCCCATTTACTGCGATAGCACGCCCTCTCCGCGTATATCGGTACTCCATACCAGTTCCCGTATCGGTGTATATATCGCCCAAATGCGTATTTCGGGTTTCATCGTCCGTCCACTGCACAGCTGGCTCGTTGCTGGTGGTTGGCTCGCCTGTGCCAAACCAGTATTCAATCGCGCCGTCTGCCTGCTCCTTAAGCTGGGTTACGGTGTCCTGTAGCTCCTGCAAACTTTGGCTCAAATTGTCGGTGCTGTCGTTAAGCTGCTGCTCCAGCTCGCTTATGTTCAGCAGGTCGCCGCTGGTACTGCGGAACTTTATATTGCCGCCTATTTCGCTGTTATCAAGGTCAAAATACGTTTTCTTGTCGGCACTTTCTATGCGTCCACAATTTATACACCGCCCAGTTATTCGGGTGTTGCCGTATGTGGTTGTCAATTCCCTGTAGCCATTGTAAACGCTGCTCAAAACGCCCACAAGGAAATTGTAATTTGTGCCTGTGTCGGTTGTCAGCCTGCCTTGACTTACAATTAGACTGCACACGCTACCAGCTTTAGAGCATTGGGCATACAGGTACATAGCACCGCTGTTTGACAGCGTTACCTGCGTGCTTTGTACCGACCACGTGCGCACCTGTTCCTCAATGGCATAATGCTGTAATATGCCACCTGCGCTTTGTACTGTTAGATAATTAGGGTTTGGCTTGCCACCTACCAGCGCATTACAGGTTATGAACACATTTTGCATTATAAATTGCCCATTGCGATTGCCTACGCTCAACATCAGCGTTTCAATGCTGCTGGGGCGTATCTTGTTGGTGTCAAAGTAGCCGTCCGCATCAAACACCATACCCAGCAGCTCCTGCGTTGTGCGCCACTGCATACGCATAAGCTCCACATTGGTTTTGGTGGTGAGGTCTATAATGTCCTGCTCGTTTCCCTTTATGTCCTCCAGTATGTTTTGGATGAGCGATACCTCTATGGTGTCGCTCAACGTTAATTTATACTTGTAGGGGTTGCTGTAGCAGTCGCGTGTCCAGCCTGTAATGCGTATGGCTTTATCCACGTTTATATCGGGGTCTTTTATAGGCAGTATGTCGCCCAGCTGGAAAATGTTGGTAATGCCCTGCTCACTGCCATAGGCTTTTTCCAGTGCCATACTTTCCAGCTCCAGCTCATAGCTTACTTTGGGCTGGCTGTCGGCTTCCAAATCAGCCTGCGCCTTTGCCAGCAGCTCGGCTTCCGCGTCCACTACATAAGGGTCATCGGGCATAACAATATCCAGCAGCACGTATGTATCGCCCTTTGCTATTTGGTAGGCTTCGTGCGCATCACTGGGGTACTTGAAGCCCCTGCTATCCTCATAGCGCACCAGCTTAAATGTGTGCGTCTTATGGTTATAGCTGTTTATTTCAAACGTATAACCTGCGAGGTTGCTTGTGCCTGTGAACTTGACCTTTGCCGATGTACCGTCAATAAGCCACTTTGTGCCGTTTGCGTCCTTTTCGTTAAGGTCAAACATTTCATCGTCCACAAACGAAAGCACATCGCCCTGCACAATGGCTGACACAGTGCCTGTGCGCTTGGGGTAAATGTTGTCGTAGGTACGGCTTCCCTCCTTTATGCCGAATGCAGCTATAGCCTGCGCGTTGTCTATGTAGCTTTCACCATTTACACCCAGCCGCAAACGTAACGCACCGTTACGGTATTTGCTTGTGATGTTCTGCGTGCCACCCTCAACGTACAGGCGCGAAATTACATCGTCATTGTTGATATTCTTGCGCTGTAGCTTGTATATGCTGCCACCTTTGCCAAAGGTAAATGTGGCAGGGAACAGGTTGCCAATTTTTTTCTTTATGTTTAGCTGGTAACGCTTATTGCCCAGTGCCAGTATTTCAAACTCACAGCCGTTGTCTTGGCACAGGCGTTGCAGCACCTCAAGACAGTTTTCACGGCTAAAGCTGTACTCCTTAAACTCAGTGTCTATGCACTCGCCCAGCGTCCACACCTCTTTTTCGGCTGCGCCCACTCGGTTCATGTTGTTTACAAGCACGCCCATTGCCAGCCGCATATCAGCCACCAGTGGAAACTCGCCGCTGGGGTTCAAGCCCTGTGCGTCCGCGCTGCGGAACTGCGCCGCCAGCAGCTTGTACTGCAAGCCCTCAAAAACGAGCGAGGTTTCAAATTCACGCTCACCTGTCTTTGCTGGCTCGTCATACTTGTTTAGCGTGTACACCGAGCCGAACACCTGCAAATAATCTCCCACAACAAAATGCAGCGGCGTTGCGCTGGTTAGCTTAATGGTTACTGTGTCCTCGCCCAGTAGCGCACACTTTTGCTCTGCACTTTTTACGGTGCAGAGCGTTGTGTAGCTGTCAAGCAGGTAGCGGACAGTGCCGTTACGCTTATATACGGTTAAACTTTGTCCCATATCACAATATCGTCAGTGGCAAAGGCTTCTATGTCCTCAATTACGCCAGTTATGATTATTAAATACTCGCCGTTTTCGGCATAGCTATGCCCCACGGTCGTATTGTTGCCGTAAACGTCCTGTGTGGTTGTGCCGTCACCCCAGTAGATGTTTACGAGCTTGGTAGTGGTGAGCGAGAGCTGGGTGCTGGCATTGCTGCTGTTTGTGCGTATGTGCTTAAGCACCTTTTTAACTGGCTCGGGTTCCACCAGCTTAAGCGTAAACGTGCCTGTCATACGCGCATCGTTCCACGTCTTTTCTATGCTGGTAGCATCAGGCAAATACACCTCATACACCAGTGCTTTTACAGGGTGTATATCCACCATAAGGCGATGCAGCCCAGCAGGGCAAAGGTCGGCGTTAAGGGTTGCGCCCTCGGCTACATTGTGCCGTGCGCTGAACTGGTATAAAAACGCCTTAACCTTACGCACAAACTCCAGCTTGCCGCCAGTGGTTGTAATGAAGCACTCCAGCGTTATTTCGCGTTCCTCAAAACGCGGTCGGCTTAAATCAACGGCTGTGCCGTGATAACCGTCAAACTCCACTTTGTGGGGTTCTTTCATTTTCAAGCCGTCCAGCAGCCCTTTGCTTGCGCTAACGAAAACGCCATACTCCTTAAGGTCCACACCGTCCAGCAGGTATGTAAGATGCTTAACGTTATCCAGCAGGCTTAACAAATCTTCCTGCGAAAGGCTGGTTTGGTGACATTTCAAATCGTCTACACAGCCATAGCCCAGCCCGAATGTGTAGCAGTCCTGTGCGAAGCAAACGCCGATAGGGTTGCCAAACGAACTGGGTACAACGGCACGCTCTTGGAGCGTGCCGTTAAGGTACACGCAAATTACATTGCCGTCACGTGTTACAGCCACCCAGTACCACGTTTCGGGGTTGGTGTCAATGCTGCACTCATACTTTTTGTTTACACCGCTGTAGTTCACCAGCACCACAAGTTTTGAGCAGGGCTTGGGCTGCTTTACCCACGCGCTTATCGTAAAGCTGCTGTTAAGGGAAAGCACACTGGGCGACACCTCGCATTTGCCATTGCCGTTAAAGCGTATGCAGTTGCCCTGCCTGCCTGCTTCGTAGTTTGCATCCTCCACAGTGCCGTCCGCACGGCTGGGGCTGTAGTCGTATGCCTTAACTGAGCCGTCTGCCTCGTCAAATGGCAGGTACAGCGTTAAATTTTGTTCCTGTGCCATAGGGTTTAATATGTTTCTTGGTTGTGAATTGTTACTGTTGCTTTGTCGCTGTATGCGCCCTCAATGGTGCATCGGCTGTTGCCATACTGGTTTACATATACGCGAGCCGTTGGGCTGGTTACGCGCACCACCAGCTCGCTGTTGCCGAAGCAGTCAATGTGCAAATGGCTGTGGTCAGTTGCCACCGCCACCAGTTTGCTGTTGTGCTGTAGCCAGCAGCGGTGAATGTTGTAGCCTGTGGCTGTAAACTGGCAGTCGCAATCGCCCACAAACACCATATCGCGCTGTGGCGTTATTTCGCCCTGTATGTCGCAGTAGCCGCCATATTTAGCCGCCTGCGCACCAAAGTACCTGCGTATATAGTCAAGGCTGGGGAAGCCCTTTTGTATGCACTGGCGCATATAGTATATGTAACACGCCACCATTTTGCGCATATCGCCGTGCGTGTTGTGTAACTCCGTTTGGCTTTCGGCACAGTGTCCGTGTGTCATAAGCCGCTGCAATTCTTGTAGCCTTTCCATTGTATGGTTGTTTATTGGGTTAGTCCTTTAGCTCGCAGGGGGTCGCTTGCTATGGTTGTTTTGAGGTCTTGCAGCTGTGTGCGTATTTCGCCCAAATAACGGCTGCTGCTGCCTGTGTTGCTGGCTATGCTGTTAAGGTAGCTTATGGCATTGCGCAACGTGCTGCCCACGCTTTCCATACAGCTGTAGATGTTTTGCTGTACCAGCAGCATATCCACCTGTCTTATGCGTATGGCTGTTATTTCGCCAGCCAGCTTGCTTGCTGTGTCCTCGGTAACGCCTTTTATCTGACCCTCCAGCGTGTCGCTGGCTTCTTCCACTTCATCGCCCATATCGCGGAAAAATTCCTCAAAGCCCTCCAGCCCCTCGGTAAAGGAGTTGCCAGCGTTTTGCAGCATACGCTTCCAGTAGTCAAAGTTGAAGCCAGCCACACTGTTATTGTGCGCACCCATATAGTCAGCCAGCGTTTGCGTGAACTGGTTTACCACAGGCTCAATAAGTTTCAGCTTAAGGGAGTTTTTAACGGCATTAGCTATGGTGGTGTTCCACACATCGTCAAAACTTTCCGCGCTGTCCTCCATATTGCTGAAACTTTCAGCCCACGCGTCTGCCAGCTCGCCTGCCAAATCCTTAAAGTTGGTTTGCACCAAACTTTCGGTAATTTCTTTTTCAAGGTCTTTAATTTGGCGTGCTGCGTCCTCGGCGTTTTGCAGGTACTCCTGCACTTTGTTATCGTCACGGTCTTTGCTCTTTTTGCTCTGCTCCAGCCGCGCTAACTCTTGGTACTCCTTTTGCTGCTTTTTAAGGTTTTCAATTTCCTTTTGCGCACTTTTGTAGTAATCCTCGCCAACTGCATTGTCGGTTTCCCAGCTTATTTGCGCGTATGCACGCTGCAACACTTTAAGCTGCTGCTCGTGCTGCTTCATTTCTCGGCGTATGCGTCTGCTGGTGCTGTCAAACAGGCTTATCGCGGAGCTTATAAGCCCCACGCCACCCTGTATAATATCCAGTGGGTTGCCGCTGGCTATACCCTTTGCAAGCTGTGCGCTACCAGCCATCATATTGCTAATATCGCCCAGCATTTCCTGCGTCATTTCATCGCCAGCCAGCCCCAAATCCTTAAGCGCACCCACAACGCTGTCAAAGCTGCCTTTTACAAGGTCAATGCTGCCAGCTATGGAGTTAAACATTTGGGCAAACTGCTGCTTCTTTTCAATAGTGCCGTCAGCCGCTTTGTTGTACTGCTTAATGCTGTCCACAAGCAGCTTGAAAGGGTTTTTGCTGCCAACGACCTGCTGCTGCAAACCGTCCAGCTGGGCGTTAAGGGCAGAACGTATGCCGCTGTCCTTAATGCCTGCAACCATTTGCCGCAACTGCTCCAGTATGCTGTCAAAGGCTTTGCTACTCAAATACTGGGCGTTTTGGAACAGCGTTTGCCATTCGCTCGTTCCCTGTATCTGCGTTGCCTGTAGCTCGGCTATGGCTTTGTTCTTGGCACGTTCTGCCAGCTCTGCCTGCTTTTGGTAGCCGTGCTGACGAAGCCACGTTATTTCGGTATCGTACTGCTGCTCAACAGCCAGCCGCTGCTGCGCATTGCTGCGGTATGTTTCCAGCAGCTGCCGCTGGAATTCCTCGGTGGTCTTGGTTATTTCCTCGTTCACCTTATTCAGTGCCGTTGTGCGTTCCTCGCCGATAAGCCCACTTTTGCCCTGCTGCAAGTCAGCCTGTATTTGCGCCAGCCGTTGCAGGTACTCGCCAGTGCTTGCCGCGTTGTCCTTGGCGTGCGACAGGCTTTCATTGAACTTATCCATTTCGGTTTTAATGCCCTTAACAGCGTTAAGCTGGGCTTGGAACTGGATAAGGGCGTTCGCATCGGCTTCGCTTAACGTGCCGCTGTTCTGCTCCAGTTCTTGCAGCGCACGCACTTTGTTTTCCAGCCACTGCTGGTATGTGTTGCCCTGCTGCATCAGACTTGCATACTGCTCCTGCGCCACCTGTTCGCCATACTGCTGCACCCACTTGTAATACTGCTCATACTGCTTTTTGCGCTCGGCAATTTCGGTTTCCACCAGCTCGCTTTGCTGAATTTCGTAGTTGGCATTTTCGTTCGTGCGCAACTGGTCAAACTTATCAAGCGTGCTTTGGGGCATTTTCTTGCCTGCTTCCTTGTACTTTTTCTTCAGTTCTGCCTGCTCCTTGTCAATGCGTGCAAGCTCGCGCCTGTGCTGGGTTTTCAGTTCAGCCACGCGCTTTTCGTAGCCGTCCTTAATAAGGGCGTTGTGTGTGTTCTCTACCTCCAGTGCCAGCTCAATTTCCTTTTGGGCTGCGTCCTTTGCAGCTTCGGCACGCTTGTTTGCTGCCTGCGCTGCCTTATTGGCGGCTGTATGTGCAGCTTTACCTGTTTTAGGTAATTTAGCTTGCAGGGCTTCAATTTGGCTGTTGTATTTTTTCCACTCGGCACTGCCTATGGCTACACTTTTGCGCAAATCTGTTAGACGCTTTATTTCGTCATTTATGCCGTCCTCGGTGTTCAATTTGCCCTGTGCTGTGGCGATTTGCTGGTTCACCGCGTCAAGCATTGCAGCGACCGTTTCGTAGCCGTATGCTTGGAAGTTAATTGTAACGGTTGTGCCGCTCAACTCCTGTGCCTTTTTGTGCAGTTCCTCCAGCGAAAGTTTGGTTATATCCAAATTTTCCTGCACCGCATTTTCGGTTAGTGGCTTGCCCAGTATTGCTCGCACCTGCTCGTCAATGTCAGCTGTGCTGTCAAGGTAGCTGCGCTGGCTTTTAATGGTGCTGTTGAGCATTTCTTGCAGCTTGCCCTTAAAGGCTTCCATTTCGCTACCTGTGGCGTGTGTGGTTTCCTGCACGCGCTCGGTAATTTTCTGCATAAGCTCCACGTACTGCGCATTACTCTCGTCCAGTGGTCCTTGCAGGTCTTTCGCGCCCTCAATAGCCAGTGCCTGCACACTTGCCCACAGGGCTTTTGTGGTTTCCTGTATGTTTGCGCTGGCTACATCAACAGCCTTATACGTAAGTGTGGTAACGCCCTCGGGGGTTGTATCCATAACCTGCTGTATCTCCTTATGGCTGGCTTCCGCTGCTGCTTTCTGTAGCTCCTCCAAAGCCTTTTTTTGGTCTTCCACGGCTTTGGTCATTTCTTCTTCTTTGTACTTGGCTGCAATCTTTGCCGCGCTGGTACGCTCCACGGCTTCTATAAGCTCATCATGCTTGGCTATCTGCTCGTCCAGTGTGGCGTTTGTATGCAGGTTGGTAACGTTGTACTGCTGGCACATTCCGTTCACCTTACCCAGCGCGTCCTCATACTCCTTTGTGCCTGCTTCGGCTGTTTTGAGTATGGCAAAGTACAGGTTTAGTTTGCCGTAACTTTCCGTTACAGCTTCGTTAAACTCGCCTGCAATGCTGGTGCTTTCTTCCTCCTTTTTGCCAAACATCATAAAGGCACTTGCAACCAGCCCGACAATGGAAAGTATGGCAGTAAAGGGATTTGCGATAAGGGTTGCCCACAGGGATTTCAGCTTGCCTGTAAGAAATGTGGTTGCAGTGCTTAATACGGTGGTGCTGGTGGTTTGCAGCGCATCGCTTGCCGCCTTTTTCGTGCCAGCCAGTGCCGCTTGGTTTGTGGCTGCTGTGGCTATCTGCTGCGTCAGTGCTTCCTTTTGCGTGCGTGCCGCCTTAAGGTCGCTTATCAGTATAGCGTGCTGCTTAAGCTGGTTGTGCTGCTGTAGCTTTAGTGCAGCCACGGCTTCGGCGTTGCCCTCTGCCTGAGCCAGCGCGATTTGCACGCGTGTTTGCTGTATTTTGTTTTGACTTAACCTATACTCTGCCAGCAGGGCTGCTTCCTTTTGCTTAAGGGCGCGAGCCTGTGCCGCCAGCGATTGCGTTGTAGCCGCGCTTTCGGCTTCCTGTGCAGCCACCACCTTTGCTATGGCTGCGCCGTATGCCATACTGCTACGCGTGAGGTTCTGCTTTGCCAGCTGTTTGCGCTGGTCGGCTGTAAGCACGCTTTCGCACATAGCCACATACTCCGCACTCTGCTGGTTTAAGTTGGTTTGGCTTAAGAACTGCTGCTGCTCGGCTGTAAGCAACGCCTGTATGGCTTGCAGCCGTACCTGTCGCAAAACTTGCTCCTGCTGCTCAATGGTAAGCGCACGCTCCAGCTGTATGTTGTAAGCCTGCTGCGCCTGTGTCATTGCGCCGTGCTGCGCTGCATACGCCTGCGCATAGCCTGTGTTGAGCTTGAACAGCCCAGCACGCGCCGACAGCACAATGTTGTCAATTTTCTGCATACCAGTGAGCTTGCCCTGCTGCACCGCAATGGTAGCCAGTGCCACCTTATACGTGCCATACAGGGTTATCAAGCCGCCCAGCACGCCCAGTACGGTTTTGTAGTTGGAAACGAGTTTAGCAGCCAGCCCGATAGCGTTTGACAGCGCACCCTGCGATTTTGTGCCTATTTCGTTAAGCATCATATCCCACTCGTCTCCTAAATTGGAAAGCTGACCTGTTAGGGATTTTGACTGCTCCTCCATAAGCCCATAGAACATACCGCCCTCGCTGGTTAAGCCCTCAAGCACCTTTTGCACCTCGGGGAAACCTATCTGCCCAGCCGTTACCATTGCATTTATTTCGTCAGTGCTTTTGCCCAGCTGCTTTGACAGCTCCTGCACCAGCGGAATGCCGCGCCCCATAAACTGACGCACGTCCTGCGTGAACAGCCGCCCCTGCACCATTGTAGTACCATACAGGTACACCAAATCGTTAAGGGGCAGACTTAAGCCTGCCGAAATATTGCCCAGCATTACCAGTGTGTCGTTCACATCATCGGCTGCTGCGCCGTATGCCAGCAGCTGCTTTGCGCTGTTGGCTATGCCGTCCAAATCAAAGGGGGTGCTGGCTGCTGTTTGGGTGAGCTGCTGCATAAGCTGCGTGCCAGCTTCGGCACTCCCCAGCATTGTGTTAAAGGCAATTTCCAGCTGTTGGAACTCGCCACGTGTTTTAACGATGTCGCTTATCCAGCTTTGCATCATTGCGCCTATGGCTACACCGCCCACCACTTTGCCTATGTTGCCCCACGCACTTTCAACACTTTCGCCTGCGCCCTCCACCGTTTCGGTAAAGTCGCGTATGCGCTGCTCGTCCTTATCAAGCATAGCCTGCAAGTTGCTATCCCTAATAAGCACGTCAAAAGATAATGCGCCGCCGTTATTTTCCATTATATGCTGTTGTTGAGTTGGTTTATATAATTTACGAAATCGTCCGCGTTTTCTTCGGTTAGCGTTACATCGCCCTGCTCAAACGTGCTGTCGGCTGCTGTGCCGCCTATGCCGTCCTCGTCATAGTCGTAACGCTGCTGGTCTGCGAGCATACGCTGCACCACAGCCCACGGAATGCCTTTGGTGAGGTACTCCCACGTCCAGTGAAAGTATGCGCATATAGCCCCACGTTGCCCATACAGGCTGTTTAACCCTGTGGGCTTTCTATGCGAGTCGGCATTGTTGTCCTCGCGCTGGACATCAATCGCATAGAGTTGATAAAATCCGCTAAATTGTTGGTTAGGTCAATAGCCTGCACCAAATCCCACAGCTGGCTGTTTTTGAGCCACTGCACGAAAAAGTCGGTAAGCTGCGCCAGCTGCTTTTTTTCCTCCCACTGGTTGCCCAGCACGGCTATTGCCACGATACGCGCCATACGCCTGCTGTGCTTGACGTACAGCCTGCGTGCTTCCTGTCGGGGGTTGTCCTTTATTTTGGCTTCGTCAATAACCAGCTCTATGTACTCGGCTGACAGCCTGTCAAGCGTGTATGCCGTTGGCTCTTTTACCACAAAGCTGCGCTGGCGTTCCACCAGCTCATACTTGGGCTTGCGGAATGTAAGCAGCCTGCGCCAGTGGTCTGCCCTGCGCACCCTTTCAGTATAGCTTACCGTAAAGGCTATGCCCTCGTTAATAAGCAGCCGCAATTCCTTGCGCTCCTGCTCCAGTGCTTCGGTGTCTATTTTGTTGGTTTCTTCCATTGCGTTTGTCGGTTATAATAAAGCCCACCACGCACGCTGTTTGTGGTGCATAGTGGGCTTTGGTTATAGGGTTAGCTGCCAGCCCACGCTTACTCACCAGCAGCAGGGAACTTGGCAGATTTCTTACGCGCTTTGATGCTTGGCACACCTGCCTTTGTGGGCTTAAGTGGTGTAACGGTAAAGTCCACAAGGTTAATGCCCTGTGAGGACATATCGGCGTTAAGCACAGCCTCAATGTCGGCACGCGGAATGGTGTACACAAGACCCACCTCAGGCACGGCGCGTATGCTGGCGATAATGTCCTCGTCAGTGTCGCTCCAGCTCCATTCCATATCTTCGCCAGTACCAGTTACAGTACCGCCGAGATATTCCTTAAGGAATGTGGGGTCGGGGTCCATAATGGAGAAAGTAAGCACAGGCACTTTCTTCTTTTTTTTGCGCACTTCGGGGGCTGCTTGCCCCTCCTCGTAATGCTCCGTCACGTCTGCCTTTTCCTGCTGGAGCTTGCAGGTGTTTTGGTAGGTTTTACCGATTTTAGTGTACTTGGTAGCTTCGCCGCCGTCAGCAGCAACTGCGCCCACTTGGATTTCCGACAGACCTAAACTAATAAATCCCATTGTATTGTTGTTGTTAAGGGGTTATACATTGTGAAACACGAACCTCAATTTAAGCCATACCCTATGACATTGAAGTCGCTTTTCCTCCAGCACGTCCTGCGCAACACAGGTGAAGCTCCAGCCGTTTTCGCAGTAGTGCTTTTTCAACACCGAGTAGGCTAAAGCTGCAAGGTATTTCAGCCTGTCGGTGTCAGCACTAACGGCTGGCACTCCAGCCTGTCCTGTGCAGTCGGTGATGTCGGGAACGTAGATGTTGACGTTTGTTGTACCCAGCTGCGCACTGCCAGCTTCATTGCTTAAGCTGCTTATGCTGCACACCTCGCACGTTGGGGGCGCGTCAAGCACAGGGCTGCTGGTCTTGCGTATGTAGCCTTTCAGCTGCTGCGCCAGCACGCTGTTTACCAGTGCGACATATACAATATCGTCCTGTAGCGTGTTGAATTGCAGGTCGGTGTCGGGCTGCAACTGTATATCGTCAAGTTCTAACGCCATATAGGTTTTACTTAAAATGAGTTACTGTAAACTTGGTTCTGCAACCGCTGCAACAGCTTTGGTACTTGCTCTTGGGCATAGCGTTCCGCGCTGTCCAGCACGTCTTTGTTGAGGGTTTCCACATAATGCGCATAGTGCATACCAGCCACCACGATAAGGGCATAGCCCTTTTGTACTCGGCTGGCTAACTCCATAGCCAGTGCTTCACCCTGTAGCACGCCTTTGCCGTTGGCACTGCTTATAATCTTGCTTTCCACCTTTGCTTCAAAGTTCTTGCTTATTATTGCGCCGTTCTTTACCAGCACATAGCCCACACTGTTACGCAAATTGCCTGTAATGTCGTTGTACGTACCTTTTTCACGCGCGATTTTTACGCACTGCTCGCCTATATACTGCATCACCTTTACAGTGGCATGATGCACGCGAACGGCGTACTCCGCGAAGTGGTTATGCACATCGCCCATACTGAAATTTGCCTTAAATGAAGAGCTTGGCATAATGCTTGAAACGTTTGAAACGTAAGACGCGCCCTGTTACTTGTATTTCGCCTGCTTCGTTAAGCACGCGCACCTGCATATTGTTGTCTATGTGGGGACAGGTCGGGGGGCAGAATATTTCGCTGCTGTAGGCAATGGCAGTTGCACCCACGCCCGACACGGTGCTGCCTGCGCCTGCTGGTTCTTCCCTGCAAGGCGAAACGGACAGCCACGAAGCAGGCTGTGCAACAAGGTCTCCCAGCGCGTTCATCTGCTGTTTGCCGAGCTGCTCAACCTGCAATGTGTCCGTGTATTTTGTGCCGAGTGTTGCCATAACTTTAGAAACGGTTTGATGCGTGCGTGAGCCGTATGGTTTGGCTGGGCAAAAATTCCTCCTCGTCCAGCCCATTGGCTCTGCACAGTTGTTTGATACGGTCTTCCAGCTTGTCGTTGTAGCTCTGCGACCACTGGCTTTCAGTTTCGCTGGCAAGCGAAATGTACTTTGCAAGCACCAGCACTGCTGCCAGTGCGATGCAACGCTCATTGCTGGGGCTGTAATCGCCCTGTGCGTCCAGCGCAACATCAAGCCTGCTGCCAGCCACAAGCAGGGCTTTTTCAAGCTCCAGTTGGTTGTCGGCAGAGCAGTATGGCTTGACCTCACAGTAAACGGCTTCTAAATTTGTCATGGCTGCTGCTGTTTGCTTTGGTTACTTACTCAAGGTTGCGCACCTTATAGTTGACGATACCGTCTATTTCGGTGATGATAGGAAGCGCACGCCAGCTTGCCTGCGTGTACTCGCCAGCCTTTTGACCAGTGCTTTCGCCCACCTGCCATTTAGCCACGCGAATACCGTTGCCGCCGTCAATGTAGTCCACATCCTTTTCGGGGATAATCTCGCTATCCTCAAATGCAGGCTGCACCTCGCCAATAATGCCAGCAGGCTTAAGCACAATGACATCATCGTTAAAGGGGTTGATAAGCGTGTCCTTACGCTTGCCGTCACTGGCAATAGCGTTGCGCTTGTTAATCTTGGTAACAGCAGGCAGCTCAAACTGCGCCAGCATAGCGTTAAGCTCGGCAGGTGTTACAGCCTGTCCGCTCTTGTCGCTGCCTTTGATTGCCTTACGCACGTTAGGATTGGTGATAATCCACGCGTACAGGGCAGGGCTTACGAGCATTTCGCCGAAAGTAATGCCATAGGCATCAAATTCGTACTTAAGCTCGGCAAGCTCCTCAAAGGGGTTGATGCTTGCAGCGTTCTCCTTTGTCCACGCCTTTGTTGCCTTACGCTTGTTGCGCTCGGGCATTGCATAGTCAATTTTGAACTTGCGCCCATCGGGGTTGTTGAGCTGGGGGGTGAACTCTGCCACGCCCTCGTTGGACAGGGCTTGCAGGATAATGTGGTCTGCGGTATCCTTACAGCCGAGGTACGCTTCGCGCACATCGCCCATAAGCATTTTGTAAACCTCGTTGAACTTCTGCTGGTCGCTGTAGCGTTTGCTGCTTGTTTCCAGCACTGTGAGCATTTTGCGGAGCTTCTTTGCCGACATAGGGAAACGGTGACCCATACGCGGAATTTCTTCCGTGAAGGTCTTGAAGCCGTCTGTCGGGCGAAGCGGAGTTGCAGCGTCATTGCCGATTACGCTTGCCATAAAGCGCACCTTATAGCTTGCCATAATGGCTTCGGCTGTCAAATCCATTTGAGGGAGGTTGTACGTAAACCAGCGGTCAACGTACAGCTGCTCAAACAGGGTCTTGTTTTGCAGCGTGCCTTTCTCAAAGAAAATGCGGAGGGTAGCCAGCAAATCCACAGGAATGCTGGGCAAACTTACTTTGCTAAATATACTTTCCATATCGCATTACAGGCTTTGGGTGTAAATTACTTTAGTGCCTTTGAGGGTCGCACCGTCAAGCAGTGCAGCAGGCACAGGGGGAACTCGGCGAGCGTAGATTTCGCCATTGCCGCTGTCGCGTGTAACGTCAACAACGGTGTCGGTTAAATCTTCCTTAACTTCTGCATCATCGCCCTCGCCTATGGAAATGCAGTTAGGTGCAGCCACCAGCTTTACGTTTGTGCCGTCTGCCACAACCTCAAACAGTGCGTCACCCACTGCCAGCCCAGTAATGGCTTTGCTGAGGGTAATTTCTACGCCTGCATCGGTTGCTTTGATAGCGGTAATTTTGGGGCTGTCGGCAAGTGTAGCGGACAGGTCTTTGGCTACAATGTCGTTAAGGGTAAACAGGGGCTTGATGAACTCGTCACCCTCAAGCGTTACCTTTTTGGTGTCAGTGCCGATTGCTACGACACGCGCACTCTTTATGAGTGTAGCGAGCCGCGTTGCTTCATCGGCGTGTACCAGCGTGCCAAAAGGCACTACAGCACCCACAGCCAAATTGGTCTGCTTGGGGTTGAGCGTAAAGCCGCCAGTAACCTTAACAGGGGGCATCGTGTAGCAGGGACGGTCACCACCATAGTTTTTGAATTTGCGCTTCATCGCTTTAATTGTGTTAAATTGTTAATTACTCCACACCAAACTGCTTAAGCATTGTTTCTGCAAGCTCGCCCTCGGCTTTGTCCTTTGCTTCCTTGGAAATGTTTGGGTCGGCAGGTTTCAAGCCACGGTCAACGAGGCTTTGTTTGTACTTGCCCAGCCACTCGTCCACGTTTGCATCGGCAGGCACGGTGATAAACTCCATATCCTTGTCGGTAAGACCCAGCTTTTTCATTGCTGCGCCGATTACCTGTGTGCGCTGGCTGTCTGCCAACTGCTGCTGGAGCTTGTTAATTGTGTCCTGCTGGCTTTGGAACTGCGTGCCGTACTTGGCTTCCATTTGTGCCACAACCTGCGCCACCAAATCATCGGCTTCTTTCAGTTTCGGGTCAGTTGGGGGGTCGGTAGGTTTAGGCTGCTGTTTCTTCTGCGCCCATCGTGTTGCTTCGCCCTGCATTGCTTTTAACACAGGCTCATACTGATTTGCGCGAGCTTCCACATCTTCGTCTGTTGCGTCATCAGCCAGCCCATTGCTTGCAACTTCTGCAATTTGCTGGATTGATTCCGTTGACAGCCCCATATCTTTGCATTTGGCTGTCAGTTTTTCAAGTAACTTTTTGTGCATTGCTTGTTTGGTTGTTGGTTTATATGCTGCAAAGTTAATTCTTTATTATTAGCACGTGTAACATAGACACGTACAATTTTTGAAAGTAATTGATAATCACTTTTTAATCGTTTGTGGAAATAAATGTTATATTTTGCATTTTTCTTCGGTTTTGTTTGGTTGGTTAAATTATTGGGATTAGATTTGCAGCATAAAACAAGCGTGACGCATAGACACGCCGCAAAACAAGAAACAAAATAAACTTTAAGCAATATGTTACAACACGAATTTGAAAGCCGAGTAGGCATAGAGGTAAGCGCACAGGAGTACATTAGCATTAACGCCGTGTATGAGTGCAGCGATGTAGAAAAGGACGATTTTTGCAAGCTGTGGGTGAAGATGAACCGCAACCGCGTTGCACGCGTTAAGGCACAGCGCAAAGCAGCCGCCCAGTTCAAGGCAATACCTATAGAGGAACAGGTGCTTGTTAAACTGACCCAGCTCGCCCAGCAGCGTGCCGAGGAAACAGGTTGCACACTACCTGTAAGCGATGTGGAATGTGACGCGCACATTGTACGCGAAAACGAGCAGTGCAGTGATTTTACAGTGTACTTTGTGCTTCGCAACACAGGTTCAGCCATTGTACGCACGTTCACTGACGCTTTAGCTGAAAAAAACAGCTTTGGCAACAAAAACGCCACTACGATATACACCGTACACGTTAATCGCACAATGAACATTGGTAGTATAGTAATTGCCAACGGCAATAACACCGACAAAGTAATATTCTAAAGCAAACCAGCAGGGGCTGCGCCTGTAGCCCCTGCACAATACACAAGCAATATGGCAACAACAATTAAGGCAAAGGCTCGCGTAAAGGTAATAACCGAGCAGGGCAAATGGTGTCTTATGGAGATACGCGGACTAAAGGAAGGCACTATACTGGAGGGTAGATACAACCCAGTAAACAAGGCATTTGATTTTAGTTGGAATGGCGGCGATGCAATGCTTTGGATAGGACACAATGGCGAACTTATAAACGAATAGCAATATGGAAGCAAATAACAACCTCCCCACTTTAGCTGCAAGCAACCTCACAGCCGAGCAGCAGGAAATAATAAACGCTATGCAAGCGTATGCCAAACAACTTGAACACCGCGCCATGGTTGCCTGTGGCGAGTGGGTTGTGGCTGGCTATGCTGGCAGCAACCGCGAGCCGATAGATTACTACTGCTATTGCGGTATCGGCAAAGGCTATCAAGGTGCGCCCCTCACGCCTGCAAACGCAAACGCCGTGCAGTTCGCAACAAAGCAGGCAGCAGAACGCAAAGCCCAGCTGCTTAAGTACACCAACGGACACGGTGAGCGCATTTGGCTGGAAGCAGTGCCAGCCAGCGATTACTTTTGGCTGCTGTGGAACAACACGGTAAAAACCCTGCACGATACACTGGAGCTAATCAACAACAAGTAAAACCACACTGGGGCTGGTGCGACAGCCAGCCCCACCAAACACCAATAAAGCAATGTACAACGACAAAACATTTTACCTGTGGTGCGGCATTGAAATGAACGAAATGCTGGACTTTATGCGTATGCTGTGTGAAAGCTGCTACAGCTTTGACTACAATTACGAAGCAGGCGAAATAACAGTGCGCAACATAACCGACACCCAGCTGGGCTACATAGAGGAGTGGATATGCGAAAACGACTTGCAGCAGATAATTAAGGACATACCCGAACCCTGCTAAACATTAAGCAATATGGCAAAAACAACACTGAAACCCAAATGCACGTTGCTTATGGAACAGCTCATAGCACGTGCCGAGCAGCAGCTTAAGGCAGCGTTCCCACTGCTGCAACAGCAGGGCTGCACACACACCTACAGCGTTAAGGCTGTGGAATACGTAAACGGCTCGCCAAAGTACAGCACCGTTGATTTTCCTAACTGCATAGGCAGCTACTGCTGTACGTTTAGGCTGGACGATAACGGCGATGTGCTGGTGCATGTCAGCGGCACAAACTGGATACCGCTTTACAGCCTTTCCACCTACAAGGATTTAAGCGATTTGGCACAGGCTGCTGATTTCCTGCTAAAACAGACACAGGGGAACGCCCTGTAAAATGTGCTGATTACGCCTGCTTTTGTAACACTGGTTATAACACCAGCTATAACACTGGTTATAACACCGCCCAAATTTAGCAAGGTGTTATAAAAGGTGTTACAAGAGATATAACACCTATTATAACACCCACTATAACACTAAAATGCCATTTTTAGCCGTTGTAAGTATCTGTTATTGAAGATGTTACAAAACAGGTGTTATAAGAGATATAACACCCACTATAAACTATCTAATTTATATATATAATTATATAACTATTAGTGTAATATATATAATAAAAAATATGGCAAAATTGTACGATTTTGCATTGCGTACAAAATGCCCAGTTCACAACCCCATAAACACCACTAAAAATGACACAAGACGATTTACGCGATTACCTCGTTACCGAAGCCGAGTACGATGTAGAGGAAGCAGAAAACCTAACCAGCTTTGAGCTTGTAGACGCTTGGCTGGAGTGGAACGGCATAATAGGTTTCACAGCCGATATACTGGAAATGGTTGCAGCAGCCTATAATTTGCCCAATTTCGGCGATTAGCCCAGTTTTCATGCTGGGTATCGCCCCAGCCTGCTAAACGCGAAATTTACCCACTTAAAACAAGAAATAAGCAATATGATTACAACCATCACAACCAAAGCCCAGCTGGCTGCACTGGAAGCAGCCGTAAATGCAGCCGCCGACAAAGCACGTGAACTATGCGACACCGAGGACGGCGGCACGTGCAACTTTGACACCTGCGTACTGAACATAAAAATTCCCAAAAAGTTGCGTGAAGCCACCAGCTTGCACCTTGACAAATGCACTTGGGGTTATTACAGGGGCTGCTACTTTGTGCAGGACATACCGCATAACGGCTGTGGAAACAGGCGCACGCGACAGGCAGAAGCCGCCGAGCAAAGCCTGCGTGCTGCTGGCTACGATGCACACGTGTACTACGAAATGGACTAATCCTTTTTTAATCCTTTGGGTGATAAACGATTAAAAGGGATTGAAAATACGTGAAACTCTACTGAAATGTTTGGATAATTAAAAATATGGGAGTAGATTTGCAACCAGTTAAACGTGCATAATAGACACGCACAAGTTGAATCAAATAAATTTTAAGCAATATGGCAAACAATAGCATCAATCACAATGGTTGCAGCACCTGCGCAAATGGCAGCGAGAACTACACACGTTATACAGCCTGCAACCGCAAAAAGTATTACCAGTATGATTACCGCACGCCAGCTGGCGAGCTGTTCAGCTGTGTGGCTCCCACGCTAGAGCAGTGCCGCGCAAAGCGCGACCTGTGGCTCACCAAACTGCAAAACGCATAAGGCTATGGAAACAAAGGTTTGTAAAAAGTGTGGACGTGAGCTACCAGTTAGCCAGTTCTACCGCGCCAGCAATGCTGCTGACGGCTACCAGTGCAACTGTAAGGCGTGCCACAAAGCATACCTACAGGCACGCAAACAGGGCATTAGTGCCGCCACATCGCCAATAAAAGGCTCGCCCGACAGCCCACTGGGCGCATACACACCGCGCGAGCTTATGGACGAGCTAAAGCGTAGAGGCTACCACGGCTAGCTGCGCTTCCTGCATACAATTAAACTCTAAACAACATAAAGCAATATGGAAACAACAAACACCACCCACAACCGCCGTGCCAGCGTACAGGCACTGAAGCCCATTGCATACCGTGCATCACAGGGCATAAGTTTCACACCCGAAGAACGAGGGGAGCAGCACCTTGACGATTGCGAACGCGCCCTGCGTGCATACCTCGCACAAATACCCGAGGAAATGCACGCCACGTTTGAAGCCAAATACGTGCAGCTGTATGGTCAATGGCTGGGCGCAATGAGCCGCTGCATAAGCCCGATGATAACAGGCGCAAGCAAGTTCCCCACACGCCGCGCAGACAAACTGAACGGCTATGAGCGCAACGCTTACGAGCGTATGAAGCTTTGGGCTGACAAGTTCGTAAAACGCTGCAACCGCCAGCAACGCCTTACAGGCTGGGCAGAAATTGAACGTCTACAGGAGAAAGTGGAAACACTGCAACGTTTGCAGGACACAATGAAAGCCGCTAACAAAGTGTGCCGCTCCACCAAATTAAGCGAGGTGGAAAAGGTGGACGAGCTGGTTGCGCTGGGCATTAAGGAGCAGGACGCTGTTATGCTGCTGCACCCGACACAAAGCTGGCAGCGTGCAGGCTTTGAAAGCTACCAGCTTACAAACAACCTCGCCAAAATTAAGGACACACAGGCACGCATTGCACGCCTTACCAAAATGGCTACCAGCGAAGACAGGGAGCTGGAGGTGAATGGCGTAAAGGTGCTTGTATGCAACAGCGAGGAACGCCTACGCCTGTGCTATGACGGCAAGCCCGACAGCGAAACCATTGCACGCCTTAAAAGCAACGGCTTCAAGTGGTCACCCTCTAATAAGGCTTGGCAACGACAGCTCACCAGTAATGCCTACTATGCCGCCAGCCGCGTGCTTGCGCCTAACATCATCAGCACCGAACACATAGAACTCGTTAAACGCCTTAAAGGCACAACACCCGAAGAACAATGATAGTACGTACCGACAGCCAAATACAGCAGCTTGCCACGCTGCTGCTTAACACACTGGAAACATCGCCAGTGCTGCGCCAGCCTGCAAAATCAGCCGTTAAGGCTGGTTTGCAGCAGGCTTGGAGATGCGTATGCGCAAAGCATACCGACTACAAGGAGATAGAAGCAAACCTGCCTGCCGACAAATACCCTGTGCAGGCTCGCGCCATAGCTGTAATGGCTGTGGACTGGCTACAGGGCGATAGTACCGACTGGGAACGCTTTGTAAACAACCTGCTTAAGACCAACGACAAATGAACATATACATTTCCCTGCCTATAACAGGCATAGTCCCCGATGAAGTGGAAGCCAGCGCAACGTATGCCGCTGGCGTGCTGGAAAAGAAAGGGCATACGTATGTAAGCCCACTGGACATTAACGACCCCGACAGCGATTACAACACCTGTATGGGACGCTGCATACACGCGCTGCTGGGCTGCGATGCAGTGGTGGTGCTGGAGGGCTGGAGCTGTAGCAAAGGCTGTAGACTGGAAGCAGAAGCCGCCAAAATATACGGCAAGCCGCTGTACAAAGGGCTTGATGCAGTTCCCGAAAATAACGCCCTGTGGTATCAGTTTGTAAAGGAGGACAAGCAATGAGCCAGCGAGCAGCCAAAGGCACGGCAAACGCCGTGCTGGTTACGCTCAAACAGCCTTACAGGGGTCGCACCCTGTGGCTGTTTGGGGGCAAAGCAGCCATTTACGACTACTTGCCCAGCAGCATTGTGGGCATAGCCCAAACAACCCTGCAAAGCCGTGTAAACTTGCAGCAGGGCGTATATGAAAACAACTTTTGCACCATACAGCACTTAACGCTGTTGCGCAAACAACGTACAACCCAAAACACCGAGCAACAATGATAGGAGCGATAGTAGGCGATTACATAGGCAGTGCTTATGAGTTTGCACCCACAAAGGAGTATAACTTTCCGCTGGTCACGGCTGGCAGCAGCATAACGGACGATAGCATTATGTCGCTGGCTGTGGCTGACGCGATACTTAAGGACGAGCAACAGCCGTATTTCAGAGCTGCTATGCTGTATTATGGCAAGCGTTACCCCACGCCCAAAGGCAGCTATGGCAATAGCTTTATGCGCTGGCTCAACAGCCCCACGCCCGAACCTTACAACAGCTTCGGCAATGGCAGCGCAATGCGTGTGTCGGCTGTTGGCTGGGCATACGAAACGCTGGAGGAAACACAGGCACAGGCAGCAGCCAGTGCAGCCGTTACACATAACCACCCCGAGGGCATAAAGGGGGCTGTGGCTACTGCAACGGCAATATGGCTGGCACGCAAAGGCTACCACCGCGAAGCGATTATGGACGAGGTGCAGCAGCTGGGCTATGACCTCGGCTTTACCATTATCGGCATTAAGCCCACATACGGCTTTGATGAAACCTGTCAAGGAACAGTGCCAGCAGCCATAAAGTGCTTTTTGGAAAGCTACTGTTACGAGGACTGCGTGCGTATGGCTGTGTCGCTTGGTGGTGATGCCGACACGCTCGCCTGCATAGCTGGGGGCATTGCGGAAGCCTACTTTGGTGCAGACTATATGCCCAACTGCATAGCTAACTTGGCACTGGCTACTTTGCCAGCCGACCTGTTGGACGTTTATATGCGCTTTAGCGAACGCTTTTGCAAGAAGAAGTGGTAACTATCGGCTGGGCGTGCCAAACGCTCTCACAGGAGAAATAAACCGCTGGAATGGCTATATATCAGTCATTTCAGCGGTTAAATCTTTGGTATTGTCGCTAAATCTATGTATCTTTGCACCTGCAAATGCGTTGCAAGCGTGTAACGGTTTGCAGACATACTGTAGCCAAAGCAGCCGAAATCACCACTCAAAAGCCACGGCTATACATTGCACACAAAATGGCACTCTGCGAAATAACAACGTGGAGCTTTTGCCGTTTGTGTACTGGTTTGTGGTGAACCTCGGCTGCTCGGCATTGCTCCGCGCTTCTGCTGTGGTCGGTGTGGCGTTTTGCTGTGCAAAGGTAGTGACCCAGCGTTAATGCCACGTAATTATGAACGGCAAATTTTTGAAAGTAGCCCTGTGTGGGTTGTTAGCGTGCATCATGCTGGGGCTTACTGGTTGTTCCAGCGATGATGATGAAATGGTAGTTATAACAAACCTTACTGGGCAAAGCTGGTACAAAGCACAGGTTTGGTTTCGCAACACGCCCGATGGCGATTTGCAGGGTTACAAAGATGTCGGCACGGTGGAGGTTGGCAAAAGCTGCTCCGTTGATACAGACTGCGAGTATTTCTACATATACGCCAAAAGTGCCACTGGCAAAATGATTATGTCAAAGGACATACACATAAGCAACGGCACTGCAACCGTAAACGCCAAAGACTTGTACTAAATGGCTGCGCAAATGTGCATATCAGTATCAATAGCCGAACTGGAGCGATACACCAGCGTAATGCCTACCAGTTTTGCTGTGCGCATTTCCAAAGCTATACTGGCAGGCGAAACAATGGTGCAAGTACCGTTAAAGGCTTATATGGCTCTGCCCGACAAATTGGCAAAGCAAAAGGCACAGGAGGAAGCACTGCGTAAATGTGCCGAGCTTAACAATGAGGGTATGGCTTGCGAACGGTTAGGCGATATTACAGGGGCTGTGGTTGCGTATGAAGCCAATATACAGTTGCATTACCCAGCGCACCACGCATACAAACGGCTGCTGGTGTTGTATCGCAAACAAAAGGATTACAAAAACGAGCTGCGCATTGCACAGGCTGCGTGCAGGACGTTTCCAAAGGAGCAGCAGTACAAGGACAGGCGAGAAAAGGTTAAGGAACTGCTAAAGCGCACAAAATAGCCAGTTACTTACAAAAATTAGCACCATACCACAGCCACAAAGCGACTAAAAAGAAGTAACTTTGTGGCTGTTAAACGTTATAAGCAATATGGCACAGGAATTAAAATACTACCACGGTGAAGCCAGTAACCCCTACAGGGAGATAAACGACCAGCAGGGGCTATGGTGTCAGCGTTACAACGAAACGGCTGCAATGCTTTGGGATTTTGAATACCACTGGGCAAACGGCTGGGCAAAGTACAGTAAGCTGGAAGAACGCACGCCTGCATACTACTTTGAGCAGCACCAGCAGCCACAAAAGGATTTTGCAACCATACAGGAAGCCTTGCAGGCTTTCAGCTTCGGCGCATATAGTGGGCTGCTTAATGGTGGTTCTGCTCGCTGGGTGCAATACGTGTACGACCACGCTATGCTGGAGCGTTTTTATAAGCCAATTTTTAACGTTGTGCCTGCTGCTGAAATACCCAGTTACCTGCACTGGTATAAGGGCGAAGCCAGCAACCCATACCAGCACGAACCAGCCACCAGCACAAAGGGTTTTTGGTGGGATTTTGAGCGTAATTGGTATGTACGTGCCGAGCAGAATAGCCAGCAGGCTTTTGCCGAACATTTGCACGGCTGGTTTGTGCGTTGCATAGATACTCCTTGGCACGCCATACCAAAAGCAGAGCAGAACAAACTATTGGCTGCATACAAAGCAGGCACAAAGGCTTAAAGTATTTCCTCCAGCTCTACAACCCAGTCGCCCACCATACCGATGCCAGCCTTTGTGCATTTGTATGGTGCTTTGAGCATACGGAACTTACTGCCAGCCCTAAACATTATCTCCGCTTCGTGCCCATAAGGGCTTATTGGCTGCACGTTTACGCCAGTTTTACCGTGTTTTTTCATTATAACACGCTGACCTTTAGTAACACCCATAATGTTATTTGCGAAGCTGTCTGCTACGCCTATGGTATAGGTGGAGCTTGTAGGGTTAGGCGTTGTCCACGTTTTACTGGGGCTGTTCCACGCTTTCATAATGCTATCCCAAAAGCCGTCCACACTGGGGTCTTTTATAGCAGCAGGGAATATGTCCACACCACGATAAGTAACGCCATTGTATCGGGGCATACGCGCCATTACGCTGTTTACAGCTGGTATGTATTTATCAAGCAGTGCCTTAAGCTCGCTTTTTATAACAGGGTCTAAACAGTTGTGTATTGAGCCTATGCCAAAGCAATAATGGTTTACAAAATTACTACCATGGCAATATCGTGTTATTAGGCTCAATTCCTGCCACGTTACGTTTAGACCATAGCCAGCCAGCTGCGTACTCAACGCTTCGCACCTGCCACGTAAATAGCTATATTCACCGCCCACGACATTACCAAATGCGTAATCTTCCTCTACTGCGCCATAGGGGAGACTATAGCAGTAGCTTTCCAGCTTATCACGCGCATCCTGTAGGGCTGTTTTGGCTGCGCTTATTTCCTTTGCAGTTTTTGCCTTAAGCAGGTTGTCATACTCCTTTTGTATATCGTCTTGCAGCCCTTTCAAATGCGCCTGCTGTTTTACATCAAGCACATTTATGTCTTTAATAAACCAAATGCGCGGATTAGTAGGCTTTGTGCCTAAATAGTCGCTCATACAAGCGCGTACCTGTGTGTCGGTTAATCCACTTAAATCAGCCAGCACTGGCTGCACGTTGGCATATTTTTCACCCATTTTCACGGTGAAATCAGCCAGCTTCCTTTGGGCATAGGTTACATTATAGTCGCGTAAATCGCCCTTAGCCTTTGTTATTGCGTCCTCAAGTTCTGCCCTTAACCTGTCAATTTCCTTTTTGTCCGCTGCGCTGTAAAAGCCCTCTATGTCATAGCCGCCGCCTTTTTTCCTTAAGCGTGCCAGCCGCTCCTTTTCAAGCCGCTGTATTTCCTTTTGGGCTTCGCCCAGCTTTGCCTGTATGGCTTTAACATCGGGCGTGCCGCTGCTGGTCAGCATTTGCAGCTCGCTAACGAGGTTCTTAACCTTTGCGCTTTTAGTGGTTTGGGCAAACACAATGGCTGCGTCAATGTCGGGCTGTATGCCAGCCAGCGCAATGCGGTTTTCATACACCACTTTGAGTTTTTCAAAATACTCTATAAATTTGGGAGTTGTGGTGTACTTGGTGGGGTTTAACTTGGCGTAATGCAGTTCCTTTTCAATAACCTTGCTTAAAAATGCTTGGTCGGTGGTAAACGTGCTGGCTTTGCTCATGTGCTTTGCCCAGTTTGCCATAAACGCCTTTGCTTCGGCTTCGCCAAACTCCTGTGCCAGCACCCACTCCACAGGTTCGGTGTCAGCCAGTGCCAGTGCCGCCTTTTTAGCAGCAGCCATTTGCTTGCCCAGTGCCTTTGCTTGCGCACGTATGGCTGCTGTGTTGCCTGTGGCGATAGCGTCCTGCAATGCCGTGCTGTCAAGCCCCAGCATTTCGTAATGCTGCTTGTCAAACACACCGCAAAGGTGGTCAGCAGCCTTTTTTGCTTGGTTGTACGCCTTAACCTCGGCTTTAGCCTGCTGCATACCCTGCGCCACCTTTTGCACCTGTGCGCTTCCGTCCTCCACCAAATCCAGCGTGTAGTGAGTTACTTTGGTAGCCTTGCCAGCCTGCACAATGGTTTTAACCTCGGTGCTTACGACCTTGAATTTTGTGTTAGGCAATAGCAGGGCTGTGGGCTGCTCGTCCACCAGCATTTGTGCATACCTGCTTCCCTTTGGCAATTTCAGCACAGCAACTGCACCCTCGCTTTCGCCAACAACGCCATTTTTAAGCGCACTGGCGAGCGTTTCGCTGTAATTCGCACCAACATACCGTCCACCATTGAAAACGGCTGTATCGCCGCTTAAAATGGCTGACAGGTCGCCTTTGCCCAGTGCCGTTACAAACGCGCCGTCCGCTTTGCTGGCAAACTTTGCCTGTGTTGCTATCTTTTCCAGCTCCAGCAGCTGCGCTTCGCTGGTGTAGCCCAGCAGCCCATTTGAGCCGTATTGCGCCTGCTGTAGCACTGACTGCAAAAACGCTTCGTCCTCCAGCTGGGCAAACGAGCCAAAGGGCATATCGCCCAGCTTACCGCCTGTAAGCAATGGCATATCGGCAGGCTCAACGAAGTTGCTCGCCTGCTTGAACTCGCCCAGCGGTACGCTCTGCACCTTGCTGAACTTGTCAATGTCAATTTCGCCCTTTTGGAGCACCTTGCCCCACGTGTCCAGCCCAGCATCGTTTTTTATGTCCTGCACCCAGTTGCCTTTGCCTGTGCGCTGGTTGTAGTTATCCTGTAGCCAGTATGGCAGGCTGCTCCAGCCCCTACTGGGGTCGGCTATCTGCTCGGCGATTTTGTCCTTGTGGTTATCCACGTATTTAAGAAACTGCTCATTTGGCTGCTCTATAACACCAGCTGGGGCAAAGCCGCTTGTGTCCTCGCCGCGCAAAATTTGGTCGGTAAGCTGGAAAAGCTCGTCCTCGGTGCATAGCAATGGCACGCAATAGCAGAAGCAATGTGGATGCCAGCCCTTGAACATAAAGCCACGCGGATATTGTCCCTTGCCGCTGGTGTCCTTTTCACTGGCTGCTGACAGGTCGTTGCAAATATCATCGCAGGGGTGATTTTTGGAAAGCACCACCATGAAGCCGCGCACAAACTCCATTTGCTTCCACCGTTCGCAGTCGGCTGTGCGGTATGCCATATTCGTTTCCGTGCGTGCCAGTCGCATAGCGTTTTTGTAGCTGCTGCGATACACACCGCGCCCAGTATGGTAGTTGGTAGGCTTATCGTCCAACCAGTAGAAGCTGTCAGTGGCTTTGTCGTAGTGTCTGCGCTTCCACTTGCGCCCATACACAGGCTTGCCGTCCTTGTCCACTGCGCCCTGCATTAAGGGCTTGCCGTTCTTGTCCAGCACAGGATTGCCCTTATCGTCCAGCACAGGCTCCTGTACCCTGTAGCGAAACCGCCTAAACAGCATATCGGGTTCTTTTAGGTACTGGCGCACCTTTCGGCTTAAATCGCCAGCGTCCAGCCCTTGTCCCAGCCCCAAATCCAGTGCAACCTCCATATCCTGCTTTGTGTTGCTGGTTATAGCCCATACGCGCTGCGACAGGTTCATGCCCTGCTCCTTGCGCGCAAAAAACGTGTTCATCGCTTCCTTGTTGCGTGCAAAATAGCGTGCAAAGTGCTTATCTTGCATTGCGCCCTTGCCAAACAAGCCAGCCAGCAGACCGTCCATATCGGCATTGCTGTAGTACCACTCTTGCGTGATGTTGCCACGGACAGACTGGTAAATTTCGCTGTACATCATGCGAAATGTAGCTTGCACCTGCTTGGCTACTTCGGGGTAATCGCCAAACGCAAAGGGCTTGCTATCGTCCAGCTCCAGCCCCTCGCACATAGCCACCACCTCGCCGATGCGCTTTTCCATAATGCTGCGCACCTTTAGGGCATACGTTTCGCACCGCTTGCCCAGCTTCGTATTTATTGATTTCCAGTCTATGCTGTTTGCCATTTTCGTTTGCAGGTTTTGTTTGCATTGTAAATCCGTGCAAGCAGCAAACGGCTGAACGCCAGTTGTTCCTTATTTTACTGGCTATTCAGTACGTTTGCAGCTGCTTGCTGTTATTGGTAGTTAAATACGCTGTTAGCCGCCTGTTCAGCCTGCTTTTCAGCTTCGGCTTCTTCCTCTGCCTTGATGCGTTCCTTTTCACGCTGCTTGTCGCGTACGAGTGGGTTCTGCTCAATAAAGGTTTCCTGCGACATACCGCCAGCGTTCTTAACCTTAATGGCATTGCTTATGGCTTCCACAATATCCTCGCCAAACGGCTCTTGGTACTGGTGCTCCACTTTAAGCTGTTCCAACTCGCCAGCCAGCTCAATGTTGGTAACACGTGCCAGTATTGCGGTTATAAGGTTGGCTGTGCGCATAAGGTATTCATCGTGGCTTTCTTTGCGCATTGTAGCTTTTATGTCAGCCAGCACCATCATTTGTTTAAGGGCTTTGGCTGATACGTTGGTGAGCTTGCTCATTACGTCAAAGTCAATGTTTGGCGTAAAGGTTTCGCGGAATATGTGCCGCTCGTTGTCCTCGCTTTCCTGCTTTTTAAGCTCGTTGGCTGTGTCGGGCGTGAGGTAGCGCAAATCGCCCTTTTCGCTTAACACATACAGCTTGTTTTCGGTGTCCTTGTCGGGAACTCCCTGCACCACATCGGCAGTTGCCACCAAAGCAGGGTCAGCCATATAGTCGTTCACATCGGCTGTACGGCTTTTCATATACTCCTGCCTTTCAATTAGGCTGTTTGCGCCATCCCACTCGGTTTCCTGCTCAAACAGTATAACAGGCTTTTTTCCTATGAAATTAACCTCGCGTTCCACCTCCCAGCCGAGGTTACGCGCTTTGCAGCGGTACACCACATCATCGGTGTAAATATCCACACAGCGCACGCTGTTGTTGCCGCGCTCGCTTATGTAGTAGCCACGCGCAAAGTACACCAGCCTGTCGTACTGGTCTTTTATGTAGTACAGCGTATCGCCCAGCGAAGCCGCCAGCACCTTTATAAGGCAGTCGGCTTTGCCATCCTTATTTTGGTAGCAGTGGAACAGCAGCGCACTTTTTGTTTCCGCGCCAGCCAGTCGCTTTGCCTGTCGTATGCGTGCGTTGAAATGCTTGTCCTTTAGGAAGTCGGTAAAGGCTTGGTAAGCGTTGTCAGTGCCGTTGCTGTTTTGCAGCCACTGCACAGGTCTGCCGTATATGAATACGACCGCCATTTCGTTTATGTACTTGGCATAATCCAACGGCAATTTCCAACGCTTGACCCAGCCCTTAAAGTTGCCGTCCTCGTCATACGTTGCCTTGTCGCTGCGCTGCATAATGCCGTGCTGGCTCAGCTGGTACTGCTTAAGGGCTTTGAGCTGGGCTGGCATTTCGTTCTGCATAAGCGACAACGCGCCTGCAATGTTGCCAGCCTGCACCATTTCCTCAAACTGCTGCTGGTAGCCCAGTGCAGTTTTCATTTTGCTGAAAAGTGTGTCAAAAATGTTAAACATTCGCTTTGCTGTTTATGGTTTTACAATATGCCGCCGAAACGCGCCTTGCTCATGCCCTTTGGCAGTTCTATATCTTTCAATAGCAGGTAGTCAATGGCATAGCAAAGTATGTCCACGTACTCATCGTGTGTTTTTGTAGGGAAGCCTGCCACCTCGTCCACAAAATCCTCTACCCAGTCGCCGTCAACCAGCACCACGCGACCGCATTCTACTTTGGGGCTGCACGTTGCCAGCCGCATTTCCTTGCTGTCCTTTGGTGTTGGCGTTTCGGTAACATTTAGGTCGGTTTCACGTCGCAACTGCTGCACCACGCTTATGCCGTTTGCCTTTGGCTCTACGCGCAATGTGCTGCGCTTGTTGGTATAGCCCCACGCACGGCAATATTCGGGCAGAAACGCCAGCAGGTCGGGAAACTGCTTCCACACCTTTTGCGCGTGATAAATGAAAAGCTGCTGACCGATTTTGCAGGCAGCAATAATGCCGCTGGGGTCGTTGTCGGTCTTTTGCTTCTTTTCGTTGTATGCCGTATCAAGGAAAAAGTGCATAACAGCACCGCCGCGCATAGCTTCAAACTGCGCACGGCTGATATGCTGAAACCACTCACGCTGCACAATGTTGCCGCTTGCACTGGCTGGGGTCTGCTCATATTGCCCTGCATAGGCACGGATTCCCAAATCCACACGTGCTTCTGCCAGCACCTCCGTATCAAGCCGCACAGGGTCAAGCAGCCCATTTACATACTTGCCCTTAAGCTCCGCTGGCTTCACTTGGTCGCTCACCTCCGCTGGCAGGCATATATGCTTTATGCGGTCGCTCTTTTTCTTTAGCAGATAACCTGTTACATCATCTTCGTGCAGCCGCTGCATAATGGTGATTGTGGGCGTATTTTTCTTGTTTACCTTACGTGTTGAAAGCGTTTTGGTAAACTCCACAGCCTGCAACCGCAACGGCTCGCTGTCTGCCTGCTTTGGGCTTTGGGGGTCATCGTTCAGTATTATGTGCGCGTGCTTACCTGTTACCGCCGAGCCTGTACTGGTCACATACCGCTCGCCGCCAGCCGTGTTGCCATAGTAGCCTTTGCCCGATTTGTCGCGCCTTATAACCACCTCGGGGAACAGCCGCCTGTAACGCTCGCTGGTTATTATGTCCTTGCTCTTTTGGGCTTGGTCAAGCGACACATCGCTGGAGTAGGAGCTGGAGATAACGCGCAAACTGGGGTCTTGCGTCCACAGCCACGCTGGAAACATAATCGTTACGATTGTGCTTTTGGTAGTGCCTGGGGGTATGTTGATTATTATGTCATAGGGCTTTGGCAAGCGATTTACTATGTAGTACGCCAGCTTTTGCAGCTCCTCGCACAGGTAGGGGATATGCCAGTTAAATACAGGTTCTTCGGGTATAATAACCGACCAAAACGTTTCCACGAAATGGTAGAAACGCTTCCTGCACATATGATCCTGCACTTTGTCAAGCAATTCATTTGTGGGCTGTATTATTTTACCCTGCGCCATTGTTATTGCTGTTCTTTTTTATCGCGCTTTGCCGCAATGGCATAAAGCGTGTTGAGTTCTTCCTCCGTTAGTTCGTTTAGGTCAACGCCCTGCGTGCTTGCCATAAGTGGCGAACCACCTGCACCAGTAAGCTCGCTGCGTTCGGGTGCATATATGCCCAGCAGCTTGCGCCGCTCTGCCAGCTGTTGCCGTATTTCGGCTATGTACGCCACATTGCCACAGCCGCGCTTTTTAGCCTGCTGCTGCTCTGCGACAATAACCTTGCTTTTGCGCTCGCCGCCCTGCACTGGGTTGCCGTCTTTGTCCTTGGGGGCTACAGGCACGGACTTTTGCTTTTGCCAGCCCTCCGTGTAGTCCTCTTTGGACTTTTCCCACGCTTCCCAAAGCTCCATAATGCAATCGTCAATGCGTGCCAGCTCCAGCGTTACCAGCTGCTCGGTGTTGTCAAGCCTATACTCGCGCCACTCGTCCAGCAGCAGCTTTTTGTCCTGCTGCACGAGGTTGGGGCTTGGTAGCTTTGGCAGTTGCAGGCGCACTTGCAGCTCACGGCATATAGCACGGACGCTGTAGCCCTTTTTCAGCAGTTCGCCCACTATTTCAAGCCGTGCCAGCCGCTTCTGCCGCTGCTTTTGGTTTTGCCGTTTATTAAGTTCTCCTGTTTCCATTGCCGTGTTGTTAGCAGGTTATAAGCTGGGCTGCAAATGGCAGGCTTTCCACCCACTGGCAGAACTGCCTCCATTCGGGCAAACGGTGGTGCTTGCGCTGGTTGTAGATGTTGCGCAAACACTGGTAACTGTAGAAATCCACAGCCGTTTGCTCCTTGCCCATAGGTATTGCAGCCTTTGCCTGTTGCAGCTCCTCGCCCTGTAGGCTCTTGCAGTCAATGTGCATAGTGCTTTCACAGGACAGCCGCTCGCGCCCAGCCCTGTACGTTTCCATTTCGCGCCACCAGTATATCGGGGCTGTAATGCGTGCGTACACCAATATGCCGCGCACTGCCTTTGCGTGTTCCGTGCCAGCCTTAGCCAGCCGCCCAGCCAGCTCTATGTCGGCTTTGGCTATGGTAGCCGTAAAGGCTTCGCTGTGCGTGTAGGCTGTATCAGTTTCGCTATTGTCGGTGTCAGTGGTTATGCTGCTGCTTTGGGGCTTGCCGCCCTTTGGCAGGCGCATTGCCTGCAAGCTGGGGATAATGCCGCTAAATTCAAGTGCCGTTATTTCCATAGCTACACCAGTGTTATGCAAGCACCAGCAGCCGCGCCTACAGCACCGCCTGCAACTGTTGCCAGCAGGTCTAACAAATCAAAGCATTTCAAACTCCAGTTGTATGCCATATCCTTAAACTCAGCTGCTGCACCAGCGGAAAACGCGCACAGAACACCACACACAAACGCTGGCAGGTAGCCAGTGCCAAACGCCAGTGCAAGCACCAGCGCACCCAGTACCGCCGCAATAGCACCACAAATGCCGTGCTTTACCTTGTCAATGTGTTTCATCGGTTACAGGTCTTTTATTACGTTCATAAATTCTGCCCTTAATGCGCTGTCGCTTTGGAACAGCCCAGTTAAGTAGCTGCTTACCATTTCGCCCTTTTTGCGTGCGCCGCGCATTGTCTTGCACAGGTGTTCGCCACGCATAACCAGCGCAATGCCCAGCGGTGGATTGTCGCCGCCCAGTGCTTGCGCCAGCATTTCCACAATTTCGTGCGTCAGCCGTTCCTGCACCTGCAATTTTGCAGCGCAATAGTCCACCACGCGCCCTATTTTGGAAATGCCCAGTATCTTGCCCTTTGGGTTTGGCAGGTAGGCGAAATAATACTTGCCAAAGAAAGGCATAATGTGATGCTCGCAGCAGCTGTAAAAGTCGCCTGCGTCCACCACCATACTATCGTACACAATGCCGTCCTCGCCGTTGGGGAATGTGGTTATCTTGGGGGCTTGTGCTGGGTCGTAGCCACGGAATATCTCGCGGAACATACGCGCCACCCTGTCGGGCGTGTCCTTAAGCCCTGCACGGTCGGGGTTTTCGCCCATAGCCAGCAGCAGCTCGTTTACAGCCGCCTTTATTCGCTGCTTGGCTTCGTACTCTTGTTTTGTTGTTGCCATTTTTCGTAAATGTTTGTCAGCGTTTGCAGGACGTGTGGGTTCATAGGCGCACGTGTAACGCCTACGCAACAACCTGCAAACGCTGCTTTGAAGATTGCCCAAAACAGGCTTTTATAACTCGTCATGGTTGGTGGTGCTGCTGTGGCTGGTGTATATTGCCACGTTACCCTCGCTCTCCTGCACCTTGCATTTGTAGCACTGGGGTATTTGGTTCACAACCCAGCGAGCGATGTTTTCCGCTGTGGGGTTAAAGCCCAGCACCTCGTTAAGGTTGCTGTGGTCTAACTTGCCGTGTATGGCTCGCTTGATGTGCTTAAAGTCGCACACCATACCGTCTGCGTTCAGCTTTTTAGCCCTGCAGAACACTGTGATTATCCAGTTGTGACCGTGTAGGTTTTGGCAGGGGCTGTCATAGCTTAAATTAAGCCTGTGGCACGCTGCAATTTCCAGTCGTTTTGATACGTAAAACATAGCTTATTTGGTTTTATCAGTTACTACTCAATGCCAACAAACTTGTGCCACTGCATACCCAGCCGCCATTCGGGGTTATCCTGCACCAGCTTTATGCAGTGTGCGATGTTGGCTGCGTTTGCCTGCTCGCCATCAAAGCAGGGTGAAAGGAAATAGTGGTCTGCGTGTTTGTGTGGCACAGGCAGTTTGTCGCCAGCCTTTACCACGTACCGAAGCTCGTTAATGCTGTCGGGCGCAATTTTGGGCGTTTTAGGGCTGCAAACTACATAGTCCACGCCAGCAGGCACAGGCAGCAGTCCGTTTGTTTCAATGCTTATAAACCAGCCGTAACGCTTGAACTCGGCGATAAGGTACGCGTCCAGCTGTAGTGTCGGCTCGCCGCCACACATAGACACGCTGGCACAGCCATTGCCCAGCCGCCTGCACTCTGCCACAATCTCGCTGGCGGTCATTTCCCTGTAGCTGCTGTGGTCGGTGTCGCAGAAGCTGCAATGCAAGTTACAGCCGCTAAAGCGCACAAACACCTGTGGAGTGCCTACACGTGCGCCCTCGCCTTGAATGCTGTAAAAGATTTTGTTTACTCTGTATTTCTTTTCCATTGTTGAATATGTTGAAAATTGTGTCGGTTACATATTTTCCCTGCACCAGCGTTGATAAAGCACCCACTGGTCAAAGTTATTTTGGGCTGCTTCCATTGTGCGGAGCTTCTTGCCCTCGGGGGCTTTTGTTTTGCCCATTACGCCAGCGCGAGGGTCAAAGTGGTACACAAAGCCACCCAAATTGCCAGCCAGCCACGCCGTACTATCACAGGAGTAAAACCTGTGTCGGTTCTTAAGCCATACGCTAATTGCAGTTAAGCCCAGTCCGTGAACCTTGCAGCCGTATTGTGCCGCCACGTCCAAAAACCAGCCCAGCTGTGCGTACTTGTATTTCTTAAACCAGCTTGTCGTTTTGGTAGCACCGCCCAGCGACAAAGCCGCATAAGGGTACTCCTTGCAAATGTCTATCCACGCTTCCTTGCCCCTGCACGTATGCCAGCAGGGTATCGGCTGCATACCTGTGCGCCGTTCCATACGCTCGCGCAACTTGCGTGCGTCCTCCACGCCTGCAACCCAGTCAATATCCATTTCCACAAAGTTCTTAATGCCGTTTGCCAGCACCCAGTCGCAATACTCGTCCGTGTACCGCTCCCAGTTTACAGCATACTTATCGTCCTGCATAAACGTGAACGCACCGCTATCAATTAGCAGGTTGCAGGCGTTGCTGTTTTGGATAACAGGGTACTTTTTGTTCTTGCGTGCATAGTAGAAACTTTGCAGCAGGTTTATGCGCTTTGGGTCGTTGTGCAGTCTGTCGGGCTGCTGGTAGCCTGTAAGCTCCACATCTGGGCTTAAGTGCATCATGCGTATGTAGTCAAACTCTCCAGCCAAATACAATTCCATACCGCCTGCGTTATTTTACCGTTACACCTGTGTACTCCTGCACGGCTGCTTCCACCACTTGCCGTATCTCGTCCATATCGGCTTCCATATCCTTTGGCACGCGTACGGTTATGTGCAGCCCCTGCTCCTTGCCTGCGTCCTCCTTGTCTTGGAAGAAGCTGTCAATATCGGCATTGCTGCTTTCCCATACGTCCATACCCCATTCAGCCAGTATGTCGTTTTCCCAGTTGTTAGCCAGCAGGTCGTACTCCCACTTACCAAACCCCACGTTATCCTTGATGATAAACTCTGCCTGCTCGGCTTCCGTGAGGTTGGATACAGGTAGCACGCGCACCAGCGGTTTTGCTTGCCATTTTGCCCAGTAGTCCAGCAGTTCGTCTTTTTCAAACTGCGTCTTGCGCTGGTAGGTGGTTTGCTTTTCCAAATGCGCCTTAATGTCCTGCTGGGGCATATCCTTAATGAGCAGCAGCGCACGTGTGCGCATATTGCCACCATACGCCACGTGCGTACTTGCATCAAGCACCACTGGGCGTATTGCAAGCATTTTGGGAAAGCTCAACACGCTCTCCACCAGCAGCTCCAGCTTTTCGGGCGTTATTTCTCGCGGATTATCGGCATTAAGCACGATGTCCGTAATTAGCATACTTTTGAGGTCGTTCGCCATAGTCGTACATAAAATTTGCGTACAAAGTTAAGGCGCAAAGCGTGTATATACATCACGTTTTGCGCCTAACTTTTGAAAGTAAACTAAACTTTTTGGCTTTTATGTTATTTAGCCCATAGTTCCTGCTTGCATACTTGCATAAACTCGTCCAAACTGTGGCACACATAGTACGTATGCCCCAGTGCTGTAACGCGCTTTTCAAACTCCACCTGTGTAGTGCTTTGCTTGCCTTTTGGCGTTTTCATTTCAATAAAGAAAATTCGCTGGTGGGCTACTACAATCAAGTCAGCCACGCCAGCCATTGCGCCCTCGGCTTTTAGCTTTGCGCCTACTACAGCGTTACGCATACCGCCATTTGGTACTGAAAAACAAAGGTACTCGTTAAACTGGTAGCGAAACCAGTTCACGCAAGCAACCTGTATTCGGTGTTCTTCTTCACTCATTTTTGTGGGGGTTACGCTGTTTACTAAAACGGCAAATCATCATCTTTGCCCTGCTGCTGTGTTGGTGGTGCAGCCTGTTGCTGTGGTTGTACTGGCTGCTGGTTATCGCCGCTTTTTTTCAGTAGCACGATATTTTCAGCCACCACTTCTGTTATGTAGCGTTTTTCGCCTTGCTGGTTGTCATACGTGCGATAACGTATTTTGCCCTCCACGTACACCTGTGTACCTTGCTGTAGGTAGCGTTCAACAATGGAAGCCAGCCCAGCCCACGCGACAACATTGTGCCACTCGGTGCGAGCTTCTACCTGTTGTCCGTTTTGGGTTGTGTAGGCTGGCTCGGTTGTAGCCATTGAAAAGGTTGCTACTTTCGTACCGCTTTGCAGCGTTCTTACCTCGGGCGTTTTGCCCACGTTTCCTATAAGGGTTGCTCTGTTTAGACTGCCCATTTTGTTATGCGTTTTTAGTGCTGTTTCGCGCGTTTTTTGCGCTAACTGCTATTACTTGTATATTATATATTATTTATTATATTACACACATACACCTGTACAACCTACTACAGTATGTAGGGGGTTGGAAAAGCCGCAAAACGTACCGCGTACAGGCGTACAGGAAACAGCGTTTAGCCGTATGGCGAACGCACGCAAAAGCTGCGTGTGCGGAACCAGTACGGACGCGCTTTCACGTACTGGCGTACCGTGTGCGTTTTGCCGAACTGCGCCAGCCGCGACCGCCCGAACTCGGCAAGCTCGCGCCTTCGCTCCAGTTCCCAGTCATCAACATAGCACCGTTCCAAATAGTCAAAGCATTTTTCGGCATACAGCTTTTCCATTTCCAGCTTGGCTTGCATTTCCTGTACCAGCTGCATAGCTTCCTCCATTGTACAGCCATAAGCCGTGCAAACAGCTTCCAGTGCTGATTTTAGTTCATCATTCATTTTTGTGGCGATTAACATACTCACTGCTTCGGTTTTTTGCCTACCTCAAACTCGCATTTCAGCAGGTTGTTTCGCAGTATGCCCATACACATCTGCACGTTGTTGTCCTGCCAGTCAAACGGCTTAATTTCACCAGTAAAGGCATCCATACCGCTATACAGCGCGTCCATATCGGGCATACGCTTGGAAGCAGTTATTTTGCCCAGCCGCTCGCGTAACATAGCATCGCACTTTTCATTGTGCATATCACAGCAGCGTATTACCAGCATGGCGCACAGGGCTGTTATGCGCAATTCCTCAAATGGTAGTCTGCCGTTCTGCCGTGACAGCACGTTAGACAGCGTGTAGTACATTATTTGGAAATGGTAGGCGTGTTTCTGCATAAACTCCAGCGACTGACGCTGTATGTTTTGCAGGTCGCTGGGGAGCAGGTCTTGGCACACCACCTTTTCGTAATGCTGGCGCAACTGCTTTAGTACTCGGCTCAGCTTCTTCAAGTCCTGCACCTTATCACGTGCGCCCAGTGCCATTGCCCTGCGTGCAAACTCCCACGCAATTTCATTAAGCACCAGCGGAATGAATGTTATTTGCACGTGTTCCTGCACCGTGAACGCTTCCAGTATGCGCTGCACATCGGTTTTGCAGCTTTCGCGGAACTTGGCTTCCTGCTCTGCCTTTTTACGCTGCGCCTGTTCCTGTTGCAGCTGCGCCAGTGTTACCAGCTCCCACGTGAAACGCTGGGCGTTTATGTTCATTTGCTTGCTTTTTGTTTCGGTGCTGTACACAACTGCCACCAGTATGCCTGTGGGCGTTGTTTCCGTGCCTATAAGCTCGTAAACGCTGCCGACCTTCACATTTGGCTGGAGCTTGGTCTTGCGCTCCGTAATGCGAATTAAAACATTGTGGTCTTTTCGCTGGCTAAATGGTTGATGTTTCATATTATGCTGTTTTTTGTGTTACTTACTGGGGAATAATGAGGGGGGGGTGTCGTTCCAACAAGATGCGCTCCACACGCGCTATTTCATCGTCCACCACTTTTTCGTACTGCTTGCTGCGTTGCAGGTCGCTGGGTCGGCGATACTTGAAATATTCCTTTTGTGCCGTGCGCATACGCACCACTGCATCGTAGAAAGCCTTACTGTTCATTGCCAGCCAGTTTGTCAGTTATGCTATTGCGCACCTGTGCTACCTTGTCGGCAATCAGCTGCCTTACTTCCTCGTCCGTGCGTATGCCCTCGCCAGTTTCCTGCCATTGCAGCTGCACACCGCGTAAATCGCTTGTGCACACCGCTATGCTGTACGCGCTGTATCCCACGGTCAGCTTTATGCCAGTTATAGCCACTTTATGCTTAATCTCAAACTGCTTTAGGGTTTGCTCCAAACAAAACTCCAAAGCACTTACAGCCGTTTTCTTAATGTCGGCATCGGTTAGCTTTACGTTATGCGTTATCGTTCCCATTTCTTTTGTTGTTTAGCTCGTTAATACGTTTAAGCAGCCACGCTGGGTAATTGGGCTTCGGCTGCTGTTTTTTCTTACTGCTGTGCCTGCGCGTGTACTTGTCGCGCTTGCGCTTTACCCATTGCAGGTTTGGCAGTGCCAAATTCTCATAATTGCCGTCAATTACATAGGCTTTCATACCAGCAGGCTTTGGACACACGAAAGCGGTTAGGATAATGTCAGCCACCACGACCAACACAAAATTATCGCCCCTGCGTAATGTCACCCTCCGCATACCATAGCCCGAAACAAAACGCAAATCAACGCTTGCGCCAGCCTTTCGCACTCTGCCGTAATTGCTGCACTCATAACCAGTATAGCCCTCTACAGGTAGCCACACCTCGCTGTCCATACTTACCTGCATAGGCTCTAATACTGCTTGCCGTGCTTGTACGAACGATTAGTGTTGTACTGCATTTTGAGCTGCACGTGCTGCCACAGGTCAAAGCCCAGTATGCCGCAAAGGTTCTGCAGTTGTACTATGGTACTGTTTATAAGCCCTGCCAGCTTGCCGTCATACTCAGCAATCCAGCACACTATGCCGAACACGTTTTCGGTAAAGCTGTTGTCAGTGTTCACCACTACAGTGCGAGCTGCACGCTCACCGCTGGTAAGGTTGCAGCCTCTTGCGCCTGCCAAATCCAGCAGGCGTATTGCTGCGTCTGCCAGTTCTTCCTCTATCGAGCCTTTAATGCAGGCTGTATAACTGTGCTCCAGCCAGTCGGGGCGCACCTCGCCTTTATAGGCGTTATCCATACAGGTTTTGAAGCCTACCATATCGGCACGCTCGCCCTTTCGGTGGGCTTCCACGGCTTCCATAAGCTCGCTTACAACAAGGCACAGGCAATGAAGGTCGCTGTACTCCTGCTCCCAAAAGCCGTGCTGCACTGCGTTTTCGTGTGCTTGTACTGCCAGCTCGGTAATGTTTATTTCTTTAACTTTTCCCATTGTTGTTATTGTTGGTTTATTTATTTCTTATTTTAAGGCTGATTTTAGAGCGTTTTAGGGACTGTGGTGATAACTTGCTTGAACTGCCTATTAAAAGCGAACACAGCGCACGCCAGCCGCCCCTGTGAGCATTATCGCCTACTGTTACCAGTTAGCTTTATCACGTTGTAGGTCTTGAAACGGTCTATAAGCCGTCCGAAGCCGTCCGCAAACTTTTCTTCCAGCTGCTTAATTGTGAGGTTGGTTGTTAGGTGAGCTGTGTTGCCCAGCTGCGTCCAAATCTCGTTTCGTGCGTGCAGGAACTCGTCTGTGAGCAGCTGCGTGTCCATACCAAAGTAGGTTTTGCTCTGCACGCCGATGTCGTTAAGGCAAATGTTGAACGGCTGGGGGCGAAAGCCTGTGCTGTTTTCCTCGTTGTAGGTGTAGCGGTCAAGATTGTTGTGTATGGTGTAGTAGTTGACCATTTGCGTTACACTCATACAGTGGAAAAATCGGGGGTTCTTGGTATAGCGCAGATACTCGCTGAAAATTTGCATAATCAGGGTTTTGCCTGTACCTACACCGCCCATAATCAACAGGTTTTTGTGCAGCTTGTACTTTGCTTCGGGGAAAACCTGCTCAGCCAGTGGGCTACCGTTGAAATAATACAGCAGGAAGCGAAGCACGTCCTTATTGTGTTCGTCAATTACAAATTTTCTGCGCTGGGGCGCGAGCAGCTTGTTGGCTATAAGTACCGTCAGCCGTGAGTGCCAGTTGTACGTTTCCTCGTCCTCCAGCGTGTGACACTCGCGTTCTGCCCTACGTGTATCCAGCAGCACCTGCTGCAAGATTTTATTCATTTGTTCGGGTTGTTGCATATTGCTTAAGATTTATCGGTTAATCCATACCACCAAACGAACCGCCGTAATCATCATCTTTCGGGGGCTGCTGGGGTTGCTGGGGTTGTTGCTTGGTATTGGTACTTGCTGGCTGCGATGCCTGCACAGCTTCAAACTCGGTTTCCCACCTGCGCTGATTTATCCACGTTTGCAGGTATGCCCAGTTCGGTACAAATTGCCCAGCTGCCTGTGCCTGCTCCCTGTAGGCTTTCTCCCTTTCCAGTGCTGGCATAAGCAGCGGAACTATTTCGCGCCAGTTGTCGTTTTTCTTTTTGAAATTATCCAGCTCTGCCTTTAAGCCGCGTTTTGTGCCGCCATAGGCTTTGCGAAACTCGTCAAACATCGCTTCCAGCTGCGCCGTTGTTTGTGGGGTAAAATCGGCACAATGCGCATCGGCTTTTTTTGCCTTATTTTTTTTATTTATTATACCCTTATTAGTATTATTATTTAATAAACTATTTGGATAGTTTATAGGGGGTGTTACATCTGTTGTAACACCTATTTCGTAACTATCCTGTTTTTCAGTTAGTTGCGAAGCCGATTTTTGCTGTTTTGGTGTTATAGTGGGTGTTACATCTCTTATAACACCTTTTATAACACCTGCATTGCCAGCCTGTACATTTTCTCCATTTTCGCCCTGCGTTATAGTAGGTGTTATATCGTCTGTTACAACAGGTGTTATAACTGGTGTTATATTGCCCTGTGGTATGTACTGATATTCAGCGTATTTTACAATGTCAATTTGCAAGCCGTTGCCGCTTGTTTTTATCTTTATTTCGCCACTTTTTTCAAGTTTGCGTAATCTGCTCATAACGGTATGTGGGTGCAGCCCTAAAGCCCTCGCCAGCTCCTTTCTGCTGGTAAGCACAGCACCCACAGGCTGCTCCTTGCCCCTGTAGCGGTGGTTCGGTAGGTAGTTCGCCAACAGCAACAGGCGAACGAACAAAGCCACCATAATAGGTTCGTCTGCCCATTCCCAGTCAAGGAAACTTTCGTAAAGCAGTATGTATGCGCGTTGTTTTGCCATATCGCTTTTGGTTGAAGCCGCCCTGCCAGCGTTGCCACAAGCAGGGGGCTTGGTTACTTATACCACCGCCAGTTTTGCGGTTTCGGTTACAAACTCGGCTGCTGCCTTGAAGCTGGGCTTCATGTGCGCTGGTACTCGCACGGCTTCGCCTGTGCTGATGTTGCGTGCCGTCTTGGCTTTGCAGGCTTTTGGTTTGAATGTGCCAAATCCGCGTATGGTTACTTCCTCGCCGCTTTCAACGGTGCTGCGGATTGCGCCCAGTGCCTGTGAAAGCACCTCGTTCACTGTGTTTGCTGTGCAGCCTGTAGCCTGTGCCACGGCTTGCACCAGTTCTTGTTTAGTCATTTTCGTTGTTATTTTCGGGGTTATACTTTACGACCTCCACAATCGGGGTCGCCTTAATGCTCACTGCGTCAAAATCAGCCATTGTGCCGCGCATATTTTCACCCACTGCGTCCATTGCGCCCTGTAGGTTATCAGCCTGCACCAGCATACGCTGCTTTGTGCGCTTTTCAGTGCCTGCGGCTTCGTTTATGGTTATAAACTCCAGCTGGCTTTCAAACCAGTAGTCCGCATCGGCTGGGGCTTCCCATACCTCTGCATAGTTGGCACGCTTGATGTCGGTTACTTGGAACTCGCCCGAAACGTAGGGCTGCACGTGTTCGGTTATGCGTGCTTCGGCTTCGGTGAAGCTCAAAGCGTCCACCACATACACATCAGTTACTGGATTCACACAGCCGTTGTCCTGCATTTTGTCGTACTTGACCTTTACTTGATACCACATAGCTTAATCCATTTTAGGGGTTACACCATAGCAGGCACAGCACAGCTCAAAAAACTGCTTGCCCACATATTCTGCCTTTTCCTCGCTGTTAAGGCACAGGGGGAAACCATAATTCGCATTCGTATCCGCACCGCGAGTACCCGTATACGCACAACGGACACCCGAATAGTCCGAATTAAGCGCATCAGCAGCGGCGAGCAGCTGGTGTATGCCTTTTTCCTTGCATTTGGCTTCGCCAATTTCTTCCATTTCCTGCTTGCTGTACAGGACAAATACAGGGTAATAGCCCCAGCCGTATTCGTCGTAGTAGCTGCCAGTGTCGCTATTCATAGCCTTGCATATCACCAGCAGTTTATACACGGCATTTGCCATTGCTTGAAACTCCATAATGCCGCGTGTGTCGCTCTGCATTATGTGTTCGGGCATACCCAGCACGTTACAAGCGTCACTGTAGGTTTTGATGTCGGTGTAATCAAACTTGAAAAAGTCTGCACCAAAAAGCTCACGCAGAACCTCCTTTGTGGCTTCGTCAGCAGGCGCATAGTATTTCTGCGCCACGCTTTTACTTATGGTTTTTGTTGCTTCCATTGTTTATTACTTTGTTTTTCGTTAATTCCTGTAATGCCAGCTTTATAAGCCGTATTTTGTTAGCCACCCTCAAACTCCTGTGCTGTAGTGGCTGTAATGCCGTTATTTGGGCTTCCAGTGCCTGCTCAATAACATTGGCTGTTGCTTCGCGTACATACCTCATATCACGCTGGCATTAAACTGTAGCACCATTCCTGCGTTGGCTGCATACACGCGCTTGCCTGTGGCTTCACGCACCTGCTGCACAAACTGGGTTTCGTTGCTGTTGCCGTCCGACAGGTGGATAAGCACCACCTTTTGCACCTGCGACAGGTCGCTGGTCTGCAAATAGCGTATGCAGTTGCTCAGCTCAAAATGGCTTGTCAAAAGCCTGTCGCGCATTGCTGGCTGCACCCTGCCTGCTGCTATGTTTGCTTCAAGTATTTCATCACTGTAGTTGCATTCCAGCAGGTAGTTGTTTACACCCTTAAACCTGTACTGGCAGGCGTATGTGTCAGTTATGAAAACCACCTTGCCGCATTCGGCGTGTTGCACCACCCAACCCACACACGGCACATCGTGCTGGAGCGCAAAAGGCGTTACCACAAAGCCGCCCAGCCTGTAGGCGTTGCCCAGTGTTATAGCAGTTGCGTTTCGGGTTAAACCCTTTGCTTCCAGTACCTGTGCCAGTGCAAGCACGTGTATGCCACCCTCGGCATAGTCCTTTGCATAGCGCGAATGGTCGTTGTGTTCGTGGGTTACAATGCAGCCGCGCACCTTTCGAAGGTCAAAGTTAAGTGCCTTTTTGGCTTCTATCAGTTTTGTGCCAGCTTCAATGCACAGGGCTTCCTGTGTGCCGTTAAGCACATAGCCGTTGCCCTTGCTGCTGCTTCCTATTACTATCAGTTCCATTGCGCTATACAGGTGTTAGAGTGGGCATTTGCGACCAGTGCCGCCAGTGGGGGCTGCTGCATCGCCGAAAAGGTTTGTTTGTGCCGCCTGTGGCTGGGCTGGCTGCTGGGGAGCGTCCGCTATAACCTCGCCAGTGGTCACATCTACCACAGTGGCTGTATCGGTCACGTCCTCATACTGCATCTGCTCGGACTGCTTTGCCTGCTGCGCTGCTGCGCGTTCCATTGCCGCTGTGTCGGGTTCGTCCGCTTCCTCAACGGCTGCACCCAGCGCAATTTTGCAGGCACGGCTTATAACGGTTTTCTTGCACATTTGGTCGGTGAAATTGTTGTGCGCACCACTGTTGCCTTTGGCTGCGCCCTGCTGCCAGCTCTTGCGGATTTGGTCAATGGTCATAACCTCCAGCCAGCGTGTGCCGTCCTTGCGCACCACTACTGCATACGCACCCAGTATGTTTGCGAGGTTGATGTTTTCCAGCTTGGTTTCGTGACTCACAAGCTGGTACTGACCCATATCGTCCACGGTGTACTGGAAGTTATCGCCCTTGTAAACTACCTGCGCCGTTACGCTGGCAATTTCGGTGTCGCGCACGGCACGCATGAGCTTGCCGCGATAATCCTCCCAAAAGGTTAGCTGGTTGCCAGTAACGATAAAGTAGCACTGCTTCTTGGCTACCGACAAGCCCTTGATTACCATTTCCAGCAGGCAGTTGCAAATGCTGGCTTTTTCGCATACCTCCAGTGCAGGACGGTTGTTGCGGTCTTTCACGTTTTGCAGGTACAGCCACGCCAGTTTCATAGCGTTTCCAGCCGTATAGCCAGCAGGCAGTACCAGCTCGCCTGTTTGCTCCAGTTCGGTTACTCGCGCCAGCACGCTGTCGCTGATGTCCTTTTGCAGTGCCACCAGTGCTGCTGATTGGCTGGGCTGCTGGGCTGCTGTCTGCATACCCTGTGCCTGTGTGTTTACAGGCTGCTGTGTTGTAGTTCCCATATTGCTTTCGTTGTTTAGGGGGTTGAACATATTAGTTGTTTACGATTTTAAGCTCGGTGTCGGTGCTTACGATAAGGTCAATGCGCTGGCTCTGCATCGGTAGCACCTCGTTAATGCTTTCGGCATTGTCAATGAAGCAGGGGGCATACACGCCCTTGTCACTGCACATAGCGTTTATGATGTCAATGCCTGCGTTTATGCGGTCAGCATTGTTAAGGTCGCTGTAAGGCACGCCGCCCACTGTGCATTCACATATAGGTTTGAGCGCACCGTTAATTCGGTGGTCAAACATTGTAAAGCGCACGAACTTGAACAGGGCATTTACTTTGGTTTCCAGTTCCTCAATGGTACGCTGCACCAGCTGCTCGGCTGTGTAGTCTTGCCCCTCTAGCTGGGTGAGCTGTATGTTAAGCTCCTGCTCCTGCTTATCCAGCTCGGCGATACGCTTGTTTTTATTGGCTATGGTTTCACGCACCTGCACCAGTGCTTTCAGCTGGTCGCGTTTGCCCTGTAGCTGCTGCTGGTCGGCTTGCAGGCTTGCCACAACCTCCTGCACGCTGGTAGTGCCAGCCGCCTGTGTGGGCATTTCGTCCAGCTGCGCTGTTAGCTGTGGTATGGTTGTATTTTTAAGGCTGGTAAACTCGCCGTCAGCTTCCAGTCGGGTTTCCAGTGCCTGCACCTGCATAGCCTGTGCAGTGGTGTAGCCCTCGCGTGCCGCATTTACTGCCTGCTCGCGTGCTGGCAGTTCGCCCAGCAGCTTGTCCTTTTCAGCCTGTGCCTGTTGCAGGGCTTTCTCTGCGTTTGCCGTGCGCTGCTTAATGCCGTTGGCTTCGGCTTCCATTGCGTCCATACGGCGTGCCTTGTCAGCGTTGAAATTAGCCTGCATTTCGGCTTTCTTACTGGCGATGTCCTCGGCTTCCAGCGGTCGATTACAGGTGGGGCAGATAAACTGGTCGGGGTCAAATACCAGCACTTCCGCGTCAAGCGCGTTCCAACGCTCCACAAACGCCTGCTTTTCGGCTTGCAGGGTTTGCAGCAGCTGCTGTGCCTGCTGTATGCGTGTACTGGCTGCGCCCAGCTGCTCCTGTGTTATTTGCAGCTCGCGCTCGGCTGTGCGCACCTCGTTGTTCCAGTGCATCACCTGCTCGCTGCGCTGGCTGTTGTCGGCATTGTATGCCTGCACGTGCTTCATGCGCACGGCTTCCAGTTTGTCCTGTGCTTTGGCTATGTCGGCACGCAATGTCTTGCGCTGCTCGTTTAGCTTTGCCTGCTCGGCTTCCTGTGCCTTGCTGCTGTCGGCTACAGCCGCGCCTATTTCATCGGCTATGCGTTGCAGCGCGTCCTCGGTAGCCTTAAGGTCACCGTCCACCTGCTCCCAGTTTACGTTTTCGGGGGTTATTTTGGCTATTTCGCTGCGCTGCTCGTTTATGCGTACAGGTATGCGTCCCAGCTGCTCCTTTACCTCTTTCATTTGGTAGCTTAAGTGCTGGCGATACTTTTCCACCTCCTGCTCGCCCATAGCTTGCAGCAGGGCTTCAAATTGTGGATTGCCCTTTGCCACGCTGGCTGTACTTACCTCGCCGACCATTTCGGTCAGCATACTGCGCTGCTTGTCTGCCTTAAGCCCGACAAAGTAGGTGGGACTGGTTATTGTCATAAATAGGCTTTCATCGCACAGGCTTTTAATATAGCTGTTATAATCGCCCTCGGTGTACAGCTGTCCGTCCACGTAGAAAGCTGTGGTATGTCCTGTTAGCTTCTTTTCGGCTTGCCCTCTTGGCTTGCTCCATTTCTCGGTGTACACGCGTGCCAGCGTTACGGAGCTACCGCCCACCACCAGCTCCACGCACACCTCATGCGACAGGTCGGGTATTACGTTGCCCTGTGCGTCCTTTGTCTTAATGCCAAAGTCCTGTTTGCCCTCGCTGTTTTTGCCAAACAAGCACCAGCGGAACGCATCGGCTATGGTTGTTTTACCTGTACGGTTCGCGCCGTACACCTTTGTTACTGTGGGGTTGAACTCCACCACGCGCTCGCCCAGCACGCCCTTAAAGTTGCGCATTGTGAGCTTGTTGATTATAATTTCCATATTGCTTATAAATTTGTGTCCTTAAATATGTTGTTGCGCACTGCCTGCTCGGTTAGCAGGGCTTTAAGCAGCTCGGCTTTGCTATAGCACAGGGGGCTGTTTTTGTGGTGTCCTTTGCGCTTGGGCTTTATTGCGCCCTCCTGCACCTGCCTGCCCAGCCACGCTTCGCCGTGTACCCACTGACCGCCAAAGCGTGTATCGTACTGCTGCAAAAATGCGTATGCTTTGCGCTGGCTTAACAGGTCGCTGGCTGGCTCCAGTATGGCAAATGCCTGTGCCGCTCCGCACTGCACTATGCCCTCCAAAAAGCTGCGTACCTTATACGTTTCGTTTTCCATTGTTATTCCTCCTTAAGTTCTGCGTCCATACGCTTTTGTGCAGCCGCCAGCAGTGGCACGTGCTTAATGCTTAGGAAGCCTGCACCGATAACGCCCATACAGGCTCCTTTGTGGATAAAGGACTGACCCAACGTCCAGCTTTCATTATCGCCAGTCAAAGCAAAAAATGCCAGTATAATTATTGCTATTACAGCATACAGGGTTACTTTGCCCAGCAGGGCTTTGCGCCTGTCGGCTGCTGCCAGCTGGTATGCGTAACGCTCCACATCAAGCAGCCATTCCTCGTATGCGTCCACCTTGAAGCCGTTACGCTCGCACTTGGTGTTACCGTCCACCAGCATAGCTGCTACGCCAGTTTTGATGTTACTTACAACCTGCACACGCTCGCTGAATGTGTGAGTCATTGTGTTATTTGCTGTATCAAACTGGGTGTCCCAGCTGTACAT